TGCAGAAATGGGTGCAGCTGCAATAGCACTAGGTGGAATAGAAGGTGGTGGAGAAGGATTTCAAAAAGCAGTTGGTCAAACTGCTGATGCTATAAAAGCTAGTGGAGAGGACCTAAAAAAAGCATTATCAAAAACAATAGCTGGTCAAGTAACAGGAACAGGACAACAATTAATGCAGAGAACCACTGGTCAAGTAATGAATCCTAATATGGAATTATTGTTTAATGGACCTTCATTAAGATCATTTGGATTTACTTTTAAATTATCCCCAAGAACATCACAAGAAGCTAATAATATTGTAAAGATTATTAGACTCTTTAAGGAAAAAATGGCACCAGTAAAATCAGGGGGAAACTTATTCTTAAAATCACCAGATACATGGAGAATCAAATATCTCAATTCAAGTGGAAATTCCCATAAGTTCTTAAATAAATTTAAAGAATGTGCAATGATGTCCACATCTGTTAATTATACACCAGATGGTAATTATGCAACATACTCTGATGGATCAATGGTTTCATACAGTCTCACATTAAATTTCCAAGAAATTGAACCAGTATTTAACACTGATTATGAAAACGTACAAGGAATAGGTTACTAAAATGTCAAATTACTTCAGCAACATACCAGATTTTGAATACGTCAGCAGATTACCAGATTCTCAAATTGGTAGTTATATTAAAGTAAAAAATCTTTTTAAAGGTGCTAGACTTAGGGAAGATATTCTTCAAGATTTAACAGTTTTTGAAAAATATCAAATTGTAGGAAATGACAGACCAGATAATGTCGCATTTAGTTTTTATGGTGATTCTACATTAGATTGGCTAGTCTTAAAATGCAATAATATAATCAATATACAATCTGAATGGCCAATGACTCAAGAGGATTTGGATAGATATCTTCTAAACAAATATGAAAGTTATGATAATCTTTATAATGGTATTCATCACTATGAAACTAAAGAAATAAAAAATAGTCAAGGAGTAATAATCGTACCAGAAGGTTTAGAAGTGCCAAAAACATTTTCTGTTACCTATTATGATATGGCTAAAGGACAACACATATCTAGTTTAATAGAAGAAACAAATATAACTACAGAAATAACAAATTACGATCATGATATAAAATTACAAAATGATAAAAGAAATATTTACTTAATTAAACCAAGATATGTTAATATTGTAAAAGCTGATCTAAAAGAAGAAATGGAATATGAAAAAGGTGGAACTCAATACATGAGCCCCACCTTAAAGAAAGCAGAAAATATTAAACTATATCAGTAATTATTCCTCAGCTAATTTCTGAAAATAACTCAAAGCATCATCTTCATCTGAACTAGCAGATGCTACAGCAGCAACTGGTTCTGGTTTACGTGAAGCAAAGTCTGGTGTATAAGAACCACGACTATTATCTTCATCAGATACTTCCTCATCTACACGACGTGTAGCAGGACGACCTTGACCTAGAACATACTTAAGACGCTTCTCAAGTTCATCATAAGTTTTAAACTGATCTGCAGCAGTAAGAGCAGTCAAAGAATACTGCTTCTTCCAGAGTGCTTCCAGTGCATCATCATCTTCTAAAAGAGGTGATGGAGCATCGAACTCTGACTTATCATAGTTCCAATAACCATCCTTCTTGACGATTTTCAGTTTGAAATTAGCACCTTGCCAGAAATCAAAAGGATTAATTGGAGTTTCATCCTCAAATTCTGGTTGCATTGCTTCCATAATCTTGTCAAAGATCTTCTTACCAAACTTGTAGAGAAATACTCCACCCTCATTCTGAGGATTGGTAGGATCTTTCACAACATACACATTTGCATAGTATGATAACTTACGCTTTTGCTTACGGACAGTATCTTTATCTGCCTCGTTACCACTATTCCAAAGAGTACGGTTATAATCGGAAACAGGATCTTTACCACCAGTAGTAGTTAAAGAGTTTTCAATGTACCAACCACCAGGACCTTGGAATGCGTGAGAATATATCTTTGCCCACGGAATATCCTCATTCTCAGGAGAAGGAAGAAAACGTAGGACAGCATAACCATTACCTGTTTTATCAACTTCAGGTTTCCAGAGACGCTCATCAGCACCTCCACTTGTGTTGTTCATCTTCTCCACTTCTTTGACTAATTTTTGAGTCAAAGATCCTAGAGAGGACTGTTTTTTTAAGTCTTTAAATGACATTAGATTACCTCGGATTTTATGAGATTTGGCTTGTGGTGTACTCAGTTATTTTAGCAATCAAATCAACTTTTGTCAATCTGATCTTTCATTAAAGATACTGCTTTAGACATGTCATTAAAGACATTGTTTATATCAGCACCTTTAGGAAGTCCCATCATTGCAGCAGACTGAGTAATCTGCTCTTTCATTTGTTTAGCATCTGGGTCATCAGATAAACTCAAACGAGTATACATGACCCTCTGCTTCTCAAGAAGTCTTTCCAAAACATCTATATGATATCTTTTATCAGCAGAAGACATTGATGGAAACTTAAATACATTATTATAGACCTCCTCTTGGAGTTCACTAATTTCAGCCATCTCTGCCCTAACTACATCTGATTGGAAAAAAGTCATTCGGGTACTTCTTCAGCAACTGCAGTTTCAGGTGCTCCTTCTTCTACAGCAGGAACTTCTTCTGCAGGAGCAGGATTATTCTCTTCTTCGATAGAAGATAATACTTCAATTGCGCCCTGCAATTTAACACGAGTTTCAGTTAAGGAATTTAACTGACCCTGTAATTCATTAATTTTACCAGATACTTCTTGAAACTGAGTATTCAGATTCTGAAGCACTTCACCGTTTTCAATGGCCATGGATAACAACCTCCTTTAGAATTTTTTTGTAACGGAATACGTCAATATTTAGGAAGGGAGAATACTTTCTAATCTTCCTACTGACGGTTTCCCACACTGGGTCTTTTAACTTCTTATCAAAGTTTTTTGCGTACCCAAATATTATATCACATATTACCATAGTTTCAAGTGTTATGTCACCACCCAAGTATTTCTTTAAAATAGGTGGATGACCCTTAGAACAATCAAATACCTCATCAACCTTTTTATCATCAAATAAACTTTCTACCTCTTCTCTAAAAATATAAGAAAGTGACTGTACCTTCTTCTTCCAATCCGTATATCTTCCCTCACCCTCTTTAATCATTTCCCCAATCCACATCGTTCCAGGATCGGTAGAGTATATGAAGTTTGATACAAAAAATTCTTCTACTTCTTTATCTGATTTCTGTCTTGCAAATTTCTCAAACCAAAACCTGTCCTTTCTCTTATAAAAGGCTTGTTTAGTTGCTCTTGTCTTACCACGATACTTTATATAATCATAGTGGTCTTTAGTAAAGTGATTTTTTAATGATAGATAACAACGATAAGCATCAAAGGGCATCATTATAAGGAGGGACGTTTTAATTCAGTATCTTTTACTTGGATTATAATACGATTATTTTCATAGTCTGCTACAAACTCAAGTTCTACATCATGAGGCCACATTAGTTCCTCGTATAAAGCATTGAGACGATCCATATCTTCATATAAATCGTTAATGTGAGAATGATCTTCATCCATAATTTCCGTGCCAAAGAGTAATAGGGTGATTTTTTACCTGGACTTTTTTTCCGACTTTTTTTGAATTAAAAGTCGAATTTCCCTCAGAGGGGAAGTTTTGCACGGGAACTCTTCTTAAGGAAGTTAAGTTCTTGTGCTTCATACTTAATCTTTTCCTTTAACGGTTTAGGAATAAGTTTAGGTACGGACTCAACATCAATACTATTCTTGTCACAGAAGTGAACGATAGCATCAATATAGTTCATATCTTTATTTACCTGTACGAGTTTCTCTATTTCCTGTGCAAATCCAGCAGAAGAAAAAAACTTACTAGCAAGTACTTTTTCTAATTCATTCTCCATTCTCTGACCTAGTATTGTTAGATACAAATTCTTTTATATATCGTACTAATAATTTAATATAATCCCCTTTATTCCTTTTGTCAAATACCTTTACTTCACCACCAGGAGTTACCATAATAGTGATTAGTTTCTTAACAGGAATTTCAGTCAATTCATAGTACGCAGCAGCATAAAAAGTCTCCTGAACAAAGTAGTTTTCCAACCACTTCTCAGGTTTAATCTTCTCAGACGTTTTAAAGTCTATTACTGCTAACTCACCCTCATACTCTGCTATACAATCAACTCTACCTGCAAGACCAAGGTACTCAGAGTAAAGGGTTCTTTCTATAGCATGTATGTTATTTATCTTATCCAAGTATGGTTTGGCATGATGAAACATAAACTTAGTAGCAGGTCTGAACTGCTCCCAATCTATTTCATTATTCCTCATATACACTTCAACTGCTTCATGGAAATCAGTTCCACGAGTAGTTGCTTTCTTTGTGATACGATTTGCTTCTTCAATACCAACTCTCTTACGCCAGTTAATAAAGATCTGACGATTATAAAAGGAAGTAACTGAAGTAATAGAAGGAACCCAACTACCATCAGGAAGTTGATATAATCTACAACCAGGAGTTTCTTTCTTTTCTAATTCAATATCACCTAAGTAATTACAATGATTAAAGATCATAACATTTAGATCTTAAAATTGGAGTAGTACAAAATTCTAATTC